GCGGGCTTTTCCAGCTCGGCATAACGCTCGTATGCGCGGGCAAGCTTCACGTCATACAGATTGCGCGCGTATCCGGGGCCGTTGTAGGCCTTCGCGAACGCGACCCACTTCTTACCCTTCAACGCGTTAAGCAAGGCCGTGTCGGCCGCGACAAAGCGCACGAACGCGTCGAGGTGATCGGCTTCGCTGCGCTGCATGCGCGCGACGAAATCGGCGATGCTCGAATAATCGAGGTCGCGCCAGTGATACCCCATGATTTGAAACGCGCCCCATGATGCCGACTCGTGCGCGGTATCGAGGTCGATGCGCTCGGCCGTGGCAAGTCGCGAGTATTCGGCCGCCTTTCCCGCATATCCGCCGGTCGCGCTCGATACGATGTTCGGATAGCGAGCTGCGAGGGCATCGGCGTCGATCTTGCGCGCCTTCAATCGCTCATAGAACACGTGCCGCTCGAACAGGATTGCCGGCCGGCCATCGGTCAAGAAACCCTCGCCGCTCGATTCGACTTCATTGACCGCGCGAATTGCCGCGACTGGCACATCGAGCGCGCCGGCCGCTTTCACGAGGTCATCGTCGGACAGGTGCCGGGGCATCGCGACGCCGGGCAATGCAATCATCGTTTTCGGGCCGGCGATGCCGTCGACGACGAGGCCGCGAGCTTTCTGCATGGCCATAACCGCGGATTCGGTGTCATGGTCAAAAACGTGCGTTTCCGCGACCGGAAAGCCGGCGCGCGTGAGGCGCTTTTGCAGCAACGCCACGTCTAGGCCGATATCGCCTTTTCTCAAAAGCATGTCATGCACTCCGCAACAGGCGCGCGACGTTGCCGCGTGCGCCGAAAACGAGAACAGTGAAAAGAACGGCGCGAGCCGCTTCGAAGTAGCCGACCGATTTCGCATGCACGGCCAGCTCGATCGCCGAGCCGCCGAGCGCAACGAGCAACAGCCAGGCGAACCATGAGACGTGATGCCGATGCCGAGCGCCGTCGCGGCGATAGAACAGGATGCGCAAAGCGGCCACGGCGTAGGCAATAAGCGCGATCAGTGCGAGGGGGTTGTGCATGGGGTCAGCCCTTTCGAATCAGCGACAGCAGGTCGAAAGACTTGATGCGCTCGATAAGTTGCAGAGTGACGGTAATCGCCAGTGCAGCGGCGAAGAAAGCGGCAACGCCGGTGCTCGTGATCGGCGTATGACTCACGACATCGGGCGCGGCCAGATAGCCGACGATCAGCGAAATCACGAGATAGGCGAGGCGCTTCGCAAGCGTCAGGTCTTTCGACGTGACGACGACGAGCGCCGCGCCCGTGAAAGCGCCGATAAGCGCGTTGCCGTCGATGCCCGGAAACAGGCTTGCGAAGCCGATGCCGGCCGACACAGCGGCGATAGTGGTAGTGCTAGGTTCGGCCATGTTGGCGGCTCCGGTTAGTCGAAAAGGTTGACGAGCTGAATCGTTGTTTGATCGTCGGGCGCATCGGGCAAGTCGACGGCGAGGCCGAGCGGCAACACGGGGCCGTAATCGGCGAGGCCGGCATTCATTTCGAGCGTGGTTTCGACGACGCCTTGCGTGCGGCCGAGATAGCGGAAACAGAGCGCGTCGACCGTATCGCCTTGTTGTGCATACACGCGCATCAGATCAGCTCAATCGTTGTGCGCGCGACGCCGCGCATATCGTTGATCGCTTGCCGTGCGTTGCGGCGATCGGCGTCGATCGTCGTCACGAGTTCGTCGGCATCGTTCGCGCCCGACTTCGTGCTATCGAAATCGCGATATTTTTCGGTCAGGTCGGCACGGGCGAGGAAATAGACGGCTCGTCGATAGCGCGCGAGCTGCACGCTTTCGCCGCCGATCTTGTCGGCCGACAGCTCGGCAAGCGACGCGACGCCGGCCGCTTCGAGCGGTGCTCGCCAGCTCGCCAGCTCGTGATTTACTTCGTCGATAGCGGCGATCACGGCATCGCGCAAGCGCGCGGTCGTGACGGTCCCGACGAGGCGCACGGCTTCACGCATATGCGCGAGGTCGATCGAGGGGAACCATGCGACGTTTTCGACGGTTTGCGCGTCGACTGGCGGGGCCGAGTCGGTCGTGAGTGTCGGGGATGCGATCGCGTTAAAACTCGTCATGGTGTCCAGCTCGTGAATTAGTGGGCGGTGGGCCGGCGTCGGATCACGTAACCGTCAGGCGTTGTGATCGTCAGCCGGCGCCGCCCGGCCGAGGGGGGCTCTTTGCGTGCGGTCGGCTTACTTGCCGGCCGCATTGCTCGCTTTCTCGATGCGAGCAATGTCTTGCTTCACGCCGGCGCGCTCGTCGAGTTCGAGCGCGCGGCGCAAGTGTTCGAGAGCGGCCGGCAAGTCGCCGTCGCGCTCGAACGTGTATCCGATTGCCTTGTGCAGCTTCGCGCGCACTTGATCGTGCATATCGTGCGATTCGGTGAGCTGCGCGACTTCGGCGAGCTGCGCGCCGTCGACGCGAATCACAATCGCCTCTTTCTTGAACGATGAAAGCGAAGCCTCGGCGAATTCTTCGGCGATCGCCGTCGAAAGCGTGCGGTCGTAAAGATCGGGCAAGGTCATTCGATGCTTGATCGCATAGCGCGCGATATCGAGCGCGCCCGCGAAGTCGCCGGCATCGATGCGCCAGATCATCACAGTCGTTAAAACATCGTCTTGCGCGCCCCGCCCGCCGCTCAACGCGCCGGCAACGTAGTCGACATACGCGGGCAACAGCTCGGCTCGCTTCACTTCGATCTTTCGCGCGATCGACTTAATGTCTTTCAGTCGACGGCGATCGATTGCGAGTTTCGCAAGCATCAGCTCGTATGCGCTTCCGACCATCGTTTCGCCTTCGCCGGTCTTAGCCGACGACAGGCTTGCCGTAACGCGTTGAAAGTGGCGACGTGCGGGGCTAGTCATCGATCCCCCCTTACGCGGTCACGAGTTCGATGTTCTCGGCGACAGCAGCGCGGCCGAGGTCTTCGACGACATACGCATCGTTCGACGATTCGTAGTTCTCGATGCGATCGCGCTTCGCGTTGTCGACGATCGTGCGACGGCGTGCGCCGTCTTGGAAATAGATCGACAGGTTGTCGTAGCTCGTAATCATCACGGCGTTAGCCGGGAAGAAAGGAACCGAAACAGCCGGCAAGCCGCCCATGCGCTTTTGGCTCGCGATCACGTCAGCGGCAAGCATTTCGCTCGGCGCTTGGCTCTTGTTGATTAGCGGGAAATACTTGTCTTGCATCAGGCCGCGACCGCACAGCACGACGAGCGCCGTATCGTCTTGATGCCACGGATCGACGGCCGAGGCCAGCAGATCGGCGACGAGCGCATCGAGGTTTGCATAGTCGCCGCCCGCGCCGACTTTCAGCTTGCCGGCCGTTGCGCCTTCGTGCAAAACGCGTTGCGGCGCTTGCTCGCGCATGCGTTGCAACCATCCCTTATTCACGTCTTGCAGCAGCGGGTTTGCGTTGCGGTCGGACGTTGCCGCGCGCGACGTGCCATTGAAGCCGATCGCGATGCGGTCGAGTGCTTGCCGTTGAATGATCGCGTTGCGCACGCGGGTTTGAAAGTCCTTGAATTTCGCCCACGCATCGAGCTTCGAATAGGACAGAAACGTGTCCGAGTTCGTTTGCGTGCAGTTGTAACCGTTCTCGTCGAGGTCGGTCACGTCCGCCGGCTCGCGATCCTTCGTCGCGGTGTCGGTCGTGCTTGCGATCGGCGAGCCGACGCCGAGGCCGAGCTTTGCGCCTTCCTTTTCGGCGACGCCGATGATGTTGATGAGCTTGAGAAAGCCGCTCGATTCCTGAATGCGGTTTTCCAGCGTTTGTTGAACGCTCGGCGCGACGGCGAATTTCTTCGTTGCATCGGGCACGCCGTTCAGGGTCGCGATTGCCGCGCAATAGGCTTCGAACGCGACACGGGTTTCGTTACGCATGGGGTTTGTTCTCCGGGCAGTAAAAGGGAAGTGATCGCGGGTTAGCAATCGGTCGTGACATTGCCGCCGGCCGAGCCGGTCGACGCGGGGCGAGGTTGCCCGCTTTCGGTCGTCGAGAGCTGCGTGTGCAGCGCGTCGAATGCCTCGCGATCGGCCTTGCGTGCGTCGGCCAGCTCGGCGAGTTGCTTCGTGAGTGCTTCGATTTGCGCGGCTTGCTCGTTGCCGTGCGTGGCGAGTGCTTCGCACGCTTGCGCAACGTCAGCGAAACGCGAGTCGTCGGCCGCTTGCTTCGTCTTTGCGCCGGTCAGCAGCTCTTTCACGCGGGACAGCAGCGCGGGCAGCACGGCCGGCTTTTCGGCTTCTTCAAACTCGATCGCGGTTTCGAGGCCTTCCGTGAAAAGGTTCGTCGCCGTGAGCTTGCGGCCGGTGAAAGGCGATGCCTCCGGCTTCTGAGCTGCGAAAGAAAGGATTTCCGTGCCGAGGCTTGCCGGGCTATCGGTCACGGCGAGGCCGACTAGATACGCCTCGTTCGATCCGGCGAAATTCGGGTCGATTTCGCATGACGTGTAAATCTTTTGCTTCGCCTTCGTCATGGCGACAAGTTCCGGCGTCGGATCGAGCTGCGCGAACAGGCCGAGCTTTCCAGCGAATTCGCCATCGAGTTCGCGCGCTTCAACGGCGATCACATCGCCATACGCTTTGAATGGGCCATCGGGCAGCACGCCGCGATAGTGTTCGAGGTTGACGCGTGCGCCGTATTTCGTGGTCGAGTAGTTCGCGGCAATCTGTTCGAGCCATGCGCGCTCGATCACTCGGCCGTCAGTCGTCGCGCCTTCAACGGCGATGCGAAACATCTTCGATTTCGCGAGCTTCGTCGCATCGGCCGCCGAGGCCGCAGCGGTCGAACCGATCGCCATTGCGCCGAGGCCGGCCGCGCCGGCGACGCCGTGATCGCTCAGGAACGCGAGTGCGTCGGCATGGTTGAGCACGGCGCTCGTCACAAGCGTCGCCGCGTGTGCATCGAGCGTGAAAGCAAACGCGATCGCCGCTACAGCGAGCGACAAGAGCGACAGCTTGCGAGATTTCATCGTTAGGTCTCCAACAGGGTTCAGGGGGCGATTCATCGCATGTTGATATCAAGTTGCAGGGGCATCGATATCAGGTTCAGCGTGAGTTGATATCTTGCTTTCGCGAGCGCATCAGCTCAACGATCGGCGTTTGTTCGTGCTTTGGGTACACATTGGGAAACGTGCTTGCGCGCGCGCGACACGCGAAACTTGCCGGCATGATCGAAACAGCCGATATCGCCCCCGCCCTTGATGCGAATGCCGACCCTCGCCGTTTAGCGCGTGCGCTTTACTGGCAGGGTTGGCGCATCACGTCCGTCGCCGAGCACTTACAGCTCAAACGCGCGACGGTTGAATCGTGGAAACAGCGCGACGAATGGGACAAGTCGACGGCGATCGAGCGCATCGAGTCGTCGCTTGAAACGCGCCTTGCCGTGCTCATTGCAAAGCCGGTGAAGACTGGCAACGACTTCAAAGAGATTGACTTGCTCGGCCGGCAAGTTGAGCGCATGGCGCGCGTGCATAAGTACGGCGAAACGGGGAAAGAGAGCGACTTAAACCCGAACATCGAGGCACGCAACAAAGCGCCTCGCAAAGAGAAGGTGCGCAACGAGTTCAGCGACGAGCAGATCGCGCGACTGCATGAGGCGTTTCTCGATTGCCAGTTCGGCTATCAAAAGGTGTGGTATCGCAACGGGCATCAGCGCACGCGCAACATTCTCAAGTCGCGGCAGATCGGCGCGACGTTCTATTTCGCGCGCGAGGCGTTAGACGATGCGTTGCAGACTGCGCGGAATCAGATTTTTCTATCGGCCAGCAAGGCACAGGCGCACGTTTTCAAGTCCTACATTCGCCAGTTTGCCGCCGAGGCCGCCGAGGTCGAATTGACCGGCGACCCGATCATTCTGCCGAACATGGCCGAGTTGATTTTCCTCGGCACAAATTCGCGAACGGCACAGAGCTATCACGGCAATTTCTATTTCGACGAGTATTTTTGGGTGAGCGGCTTTCGCCAGCTCAACAAGGTCGCGTCGGGCATGGCGATGCACAAGAAATGGCGCAAAACCTATTTCTCAACGCCGTCGAGTATCACGCACGAAGCCTATACGTTTTGGACAGGCGAGCACTTCAACAGGGGCCGCGCGAAAGCCGATCACATTCACCTAGACGTGACGCACGCGGCGCTCGCTCGCGGCCGGCTTTGCGAGGATCGCCAGTTCCGCCAGATCGTGACCGTAGAGGATGCCGTCGCCGGCGGTTGCGACTTGTTCGATATCGACGAGCTACGCCTTGAATACAGCGCACAGGAATACGCGAATCTGTTGATGTGCCAATTTATCGACGACACAGCGTCGATATTTCCGCTCGCCGAGCTGCAACGCTGCATGGTCGACTCGTGGGAAGAATGGGCCGACGATTTCAAGCCGCTCGCGCCCCGCCCTTTCGCGTATCGCCCGGTATGGGTCGGCTATGATCCCGCGCTTTCCGGCGACTCGGCCGGCCTCGTCGTCGTCGCCCCGCCGGCCGTACCTGGGGGCAAGTTCCGCGTGCTGCACAAGTGCCAGTTTCGCGGCATGGATTTCGAGGCACAGGCCGAGAGCATTCGCCAGATCACGCAGCAATTCAACGTCACGTATATGTCGATCGATACGACCGGCATCGGGCAAGGCGTGTATCAGCTCGTCAAACAGTTCTATCCGAGCGCGGTCGCGCTCAACTACTCGCCAGAGGTAAAGGGCCGGCTCGTTCTCAAAGGCATGTCGGTTATCAGCAAGGGCCGGCTCGAATTCGATGCCGGTTGGACAGACCTAGCGCAAAGCTTCATGGCGATACGCAAAACCATGACGGCGAGCGGGCGCAAGGTCACATATGAGGCAAGCCGCAGCGAAGAAACGGGCCATGCTGATTTGGCATGGGCTTGTCTGCATGCACTCGATAACGAGCCGCTAGAGGGCGTGACCGCAAACAATTCAAGCATCATGGAGTTCTCTTAATGAGCAAGCGAAAGCGCAGCAACTACGCATCGAGCACGACGCCGGCGGCCACGTCGACGAACACGCGCGCCGAGGTTTTCAGTTTCGACGATCCAGTGCCCGTTATGGATCGCGCCGAAATTCTCGATTACGTTCAAGCCTATGCGGTCGGCGACTGGTACGAGCCGCCGGTGTCATGGTCGGGGCTTGCAAAGACGTTTCGAGCGGGCGTGCATCATGGCTCGGCGATCTACTTCAAACGCAACGTGCTTTCGTCGACGTTCATCCCTCACAAGTTGCTCACGCGCGAGGAATTCGACAAGTGGGCGCTCGATTTCCTTACGTTCGGCAATGGCTATGTCGAGAGGAAAAAATCGCGGCTCGGCAACACGCTCGCGCTCAAACGCGCGCCGTCGAAATACACTCGCCGGCGAATCGACTTGCAACGCTTCGTGCAGCTCAACGGCTATCAGCAGATCGAATATGAGTTCGAGCCGGGCAGCGTGCATCACTTGATGGAACCCGACATTAATCAAGAGGTGTACGGCTTGCCGGAATATCTCGGCGCGATGCACTCGGCATGGCTCAACGAAAGCGCAACGCTCTTTCGCCGCAAGTATTACGAGAACGGCTCGCACGCCGGTTTCATCCTTTACATGACCGATGCCGCGCAGAGTCAGACCGATGTAGATGCGATGCGCGAGGCTTTGAAGAAAAGCAAAGGGCCGGGCAATTTCCGCAATCTGTTCATGTACGCGCCGAACGGAAAGAAAGACGGCATCCAGCTCATTCCCGTTTCCGAGGTCACGGCGAAAGATGAGTTTTTCAACATCAAGAATGTGACGCGCGACGACTTGCTCGCGGCGCATCGTATCCCGCCGCAGCTCATGGGGATCGTGCCGAGCAACACGGGCGGATTCGGCGCGGCCGACACGGCCGCCGAGGTATTCGGCGCGAATGAAATCGAGCCGTTGCAACGTCGCTTCACGCAGCTCAATGATTGGCTCGGCGACGAGGTTGTGCGCTTCAAGCCGTACACCATCGGCACGGCGAAGCCGGCCAAGTAAGACAAACGGCGCGGGCCTTGTTCGAGGCGCGCGCCGTTTCTCTTTGTGCCGTGAGGCCGCACAGGTCAGCCGTTTATGATCTTCGGCAAGCCGGGGAAATACACATCGCATCTTTCGCCGTGGCTCGATGCGTTTCTACGCGGACAGTTCGCCAGCTCGTTTCCGAGGTCGGTCATTGCGAAGTCGGGGCCGTGCGCCGCGACGAGCCGCACGAGCGCGTAACGGCCGCGCCGATCGCAGCGAGAACAAGCGATATCGATGTGCGTTGCCTTCGCGGCGACTTCGCCGAGGGTAACGGCTCCGGGTCTTTTCATCGTGAGCTATTCGGACATTTTTGCGGTCGATCGACAGCGCCCCGCCCCGTAAGGGTTTGAGCGCGGTCTATTCGGACATTTTTGCGGTCAGATCAAAACAGGGTCGTTTGCGGGTCGGGCTTGAACCGGAATTCAAGGCCGATCACTTTGCGCCCGGCGCGGCGCACGTCCCATTCAATCTCTAAGCCGTTTTTCTCGCGCAGCTCTTTCACGGCCGGCTCGATCACACGAACGCGCAAGGCTTTGAAGTCAGCGACGCAGCTTTTCGGCGCGTCCATCGCGCGTTGAAAGTCTTCGATCGAAGCCATGTAACAGCCGGTCGTTTTCCATGATTGAAAGCATTCGAACAGACGCCAGCTATACGCCGAGCGCAAGGCCGCCGCTTGCTTGAGCTTGTAAGACGTGAATTCCTTGCGCAAGCCGTACAGGTGCGGCACGACTTCGTGCCACCAATGCAGCTCTACCCATCCCTCGCCCTTGTGATACTTGACGCCGCCGACCCATCGGAATTTGTGTTCCTCGGTTCCCTTGCGTGTCTCGCGCGTCGATCGAACGTATCGATTGAATAGTTTCTCGCTCGCGTCCCTCAGTTGCGTGTAAGCCGTATCGAGGTCGACATCGAACGTTTCCGCATACTCGGCCGCCGATAGTCGCACGGTCCACGCGCCGTGCTGCACGATCGGCACGCCGGCGGGGATCGAGTCTATTTTCGAGATGCACGCCGAGATAAGCCGCTTTTCAGCAAGCAACAGGCTATGAGCTGCGCGCGTGAGTGCGTTGCTCATGTTCACGTTTTTCTCGGCGATCGGCGCATCGAGATCCATCTTTAGCGCGGCGCGCAACTTCGTCATTCGGACACCCTTCCGGTTATTCGTACACCACAAAACGAAGTCCGATTGTGCCTATTCGTACATTGTCGGTCAAGTGTCCTGATAGACTTGTGGATAAGTCGCGACGCGGGGTTGTGGATAGCACCGCAAAAATGTCCGACAGACCGCAAAAATGTCCGATGAAACCGCAAAAATGTCCGAATGACCGGCCGGAAACCCTTGCTGGTATTGGCTTTGCGGGTTCTTAAAAACGTTTAAGAAACGTATAAGAAACCCCGCGCGCGAGCTGCGCGGGAAAATCCTAGAGACATAACCCCCCGAAACCCCCCTCGCGCTGCGCGCTCGCCGGCCAGCAACGCCGACGCAACTACCCGTCGAACCCGTGTCGCAACAGCAAGGCCAATGTCGGGCCGACCGCTAGTTGCGTGATGCGCTAGTGATGCGAGCATGCGGGCATCACACGAACGGCCAGGAGAGCGCCCCGCCCTTCCGAGGGGGGATAGAGCGCCGACGCGCCCACAGAGCCGCCACGGGGCCGCCACGGGGCCGGCAGGGGCAAGGCGAGGGTCGAGGGGCCGGCGCGCTCCACGGGCCGCGTTTTGCGCTCGCTTTCACCTGAAATTTCGCAGTCACCCCTCCGCGCCTGCGCTGTTCTTGGGTCTCCCCTTTTCTTGCAGTCCGACGCCGGCCGGCCGAGCGCCTTGCCGTGCGGGTTTCCGGCCGATATCGAGGCCGCCGGCGTGATGCGTTTCGATGCGCCTGTGATGCGTTTTCGAGTGATCGCCGGCCGCATGAATCTAGAGCAATGAAAGAGCGGGCTTGCGATCGCAAGTCGGGGGGCAGGGGGAGATTTTCGCGAGGATGCGAGGATGCCGAGGGGATCGCCCGCAAAGCCTTGTCGCATAAGGGTTTCAGCCCCCTCGGCAATCCTCGGATGATGCCTCTTTCGCATGAGGAATCCGAGGATTAAAAAATAGGCAGGGGCGAAAGTCGAGGGGATCGGGTCGAGGGTGTGAGTGCGCGCGCTTTTTCTTTTCAATGCCTTACTTCTTCTTTCTTTTCAATTATTTAAGAGAGAGAGTAGAGAAACACGGCGAAACGGGGCCGAGGGGAAAACAGGGGTATCCGAGGAAAAAACGGGGTCGGTCGAGGATGGTGTTTGCTCAAGAATCAATGACTTAGCGAGAAATCGGGCCGAAATCCTCGGCTTTTTGGATATGCCTGTGCCGACTTGCACAACGGCGCGGCCACGCGTCGGCCGGCGCTCGATCGCCGCTTTTCCTGCCGGCCGTCGACGAGCTGCGCGGCCGGCAGGATGCGAAGCCGGGTTCTCTCAGGTGTGAAAGACGGTTCGCATCGGCGGCCAGCTCGCGCCCGGCCGGCATCGAGGCGCACGTCGACGAGCTGGGCCACGGCGCGCAGCTCGATCGAGAGGGCAGGGGCCGCCCTTCCCTACTTGCCCGCCCGGCCGACGCGGGCGCGCGACGCGGGCGCGCACGGCGATCGCCCCGCCCTACCCGCCGGCCGCCGGCATGTCGATATGATGTTGATATCAACATGCAATGAATATATACTCGGTATCTAGTTGGTATCGTTTATATGGCAAGTTGATATCAACATGATTGCAAGGTGATACAAACTTAACGGAGCGTCACAAAATGATTTTCACGGTCGGGAACAGCAAGGGCGGGGTAGGCAAGTCGACGTGCGCGGTGCAGCTCGCATTGGGGTTGGCGATCGAGGGCGCGCGCGTCTGGTTGGTCGACGGCGACAGGCAGGAAACGAGCATCGGCGCAATCACGGCGCGAGCTGAAACCGGCCGGCCGATGATTGCCGCGTCGGCGTATGCCGAGGGCGCGACGCTGCGCGCACAGGTGATGCAACAGCGGGGCAATTACGATCATGTCGTGATCGACGCCGGCGGCCGGGATTCGACGGCGTTGCGCGCGGCGCTCACGGTGAGCGATGCCGTGCTCATTCCTTTCCTTCCTCGCTCGTTCGATGTGTGGGCGTTGGCCGATATCGCGAAGATCGTCGACGAGTCGCGTGCCGTTGCCGACTTGCGTGCGTTCGCCTTCGTCAATCGCGCCGACCCTCAGAGCAAAGACAATCGCGAGGCCGCCGAGGCCGTCGCCGAATATCCGGGGCTTGAGTTGCTAGACGTGCGCATGAGCGACCGCAAGGCCTTCGCCGACGCCAGCGGCGCGGGCCTTCACGTAGAGGAACAGAAGCGCCGCAATCAGCTCGCGTGCGTCGAAATCGAGCGGCTTCGCGATGCTTTTTTCGCCGCCATGACGGTAACGGCAAGTTAATATCAAGTAGATATCGAGTTGATACGAGGTTAAAACGAAATGAGCATCACGAAGCGACCGCAAGCGAAACAGGTAAGCGAGGCCGAGCGCATGGCCTTTATCAACGGTGCGCCCGACGCGGCCAGCGCCGGCGCCGTAGTGCCGGCCGCGCCAGCTCCGACGCCGGCGAAGCCGTCGCGCGTCGTTGCATCGAGCACGCGCAAAACGCCGATTAGCTTGACGATCGACCCGGCCATTCTGGCGCGTATGGATGAGGCCGCCGCCGCACGCGGTTTGAGCCGGGCCGCCGCGTTTGCCGACGCGTGCGCCGATTGGCTCAAGGCGAAAGAGCAAGCATGAGGCGCGTCGCGGCTTTCGTGTTGATCGTCGCTACGCTTGAAATCGCATGCGCGTTGGCGTTGCAACACTTCGCCGACGCCAGCGAATCGGCATGCCGGATCGACGACGAAAAGATTTGTGTCGAGTCGATAGGTTGGCTCGAACGATACGCGCCGAGGTAGGCCATGAAGATCAAAAAGGAAATTGTGTTGCCGAGTGGTCGCTTTGCGGCCTTCCGTGCCGTGACGGCCGGCGATCTAATCAAGGCATACTCAGAAAATGCAGTTCAAATGCAAGCGTCGCTCGCGATGTTGGTCGCGACGATCGACGGCGCGGCGATCACGAGAGAGCAGATCGACGACATGCCGTTAGACGACTTCATGCCGCTTTGCGCCGTGCTCGGCGATCTTTTGCCGCGCAACGCGGGAAAGGGCGTCGCATAGGCGAAAAAAAGGCCGCACGGGGCGGCCACAGGTCAGGCAGGGGGGAATTCATAGAGCCGCCGGCGCGAGAGCGCCAGCGGCTTTTTTCATGGGGCGACGGTGCGCAGCTCGCCCGGCTCGCGATGCAAGTGCGTGTGCAGCTCGATCGGCTCGCCCCATTCGGCGGCCAGCTCGCGCGCAACGCGATCGCGCTCGCGCTCGTTCGCGCGCTCGGCCGCGACGACGAGCGCGGCGAGGATCGGCACGGCCACGGGGTAAAGCGCGATCGCGCCGAGCCGGCCGACGAGCGCGACGAGCGCGACAAGCAGCTCGCCGGCGTGCTCGCCGATCGCGCGCCATAGTCCGCGGTCGAACAGCGACACGGGAATAAACAACGCCGTCTTTCTCAATGCCTCGCCGTAGCTCATGCCGCGCTCCCGTTCGAGCTGCGCGCCAGCTCGGCCAGATTCGGCACGACATAGCGATCGAGCAGCATCGCCGCGCCGTCGCGGGGCAGGGCCGACCATACTTTGACGGTCGTGTGCGGGTGCGACAGTTCCCACATTGGCGCGTCGCCGCCTTTCAGCCATTTCGCGCGGGGTTTAATGGTTTGCATCGTTTCTCCTTTCTCGGTCGATTGGCGGGCCGCACAGGCGGCCGGAAGGGGTAAGGCAAGGGATAGGGCAGGGCGGCCGGCCGGCGGCCGTCCTATCGCGCCCGGCGCTCGTTGTTCCAGGCGACGAAAGTGCGCCGCAAAATCTCGTGGAAACGCTTTTCGGCGCGCTTGTTGGTTTCCAGCTCGCGACGCGATTCGATTTCGCAGACGTAGCGAATAAACATCGCGGCTTCGTCCTCGGTCGCGAGGTCAGGAAAGTCGGTGAAGGTCGTCACGAATTCGCGGAAAGCAAGCGACTTCGGCAGCGTGCCGGCGAGCTGGATCGTGTTCATGTCGCGCCTCAATTCTCGTGGACGTGATTGAGGTTGCGAGCGACGGACAGGCCATAACCGGCGAGGCGCTTGAGCGACAACGGCGTAAGGTGTTGCACGCGCTTTTGATGAATCGTGCGCTCGATTTCCTTGTCGCCGACCGTGACGCCGGCCGCGAGCAATTGCCGGCGAAACACGGCCGGCGTTTTGACCGGCAAGCCGTTCCATTTCTCGCGCAGACTCGTCGAGCCGGCAATGTGGTCCATGATGTGCGACGGCCGCACGAGCAAACAATCTTCGCCGTCGACTTCATCGAATTTGTGCGGGTGTTTGAACGAGCCGGCATCGATCTCAGAGAGCGCGGTTTCGAGAATCCAGACCCACGGCGAGCGATCGGCGCTTGTCTCGGCGATGTGGCGATTCATTTCGGCGAGCAAGTCGTTTCCGAATTCGCCGGCGTTCGTCGGCATGCCGGCGAAGTCGCAGAGATAACCCCATGCGAGCAGCAGCGCGGCATAGTTCGAGGCCATGCGCTTCCCGCCTTCGTCGTCGCCGCTTCCGCAGCTCTTTTTAAGGCAGTACGCGCGAAGTTCCTCGTACTTATCGAGCACGGTGTCGCGGTCCAGCTCGGCGAGATATTGAAGCCATTGCCGCACGGGGAAACGTGGCAGGTCACGCGGCAACATCGGGCCTTTCTTGTTCGTGAGATTCGTGCGAACGAGCTTGCCGTGCAGCGATCGCACGGGCACATCCTCGCCGGCGAGCAGCACGGGGGCCGACAACACGTATTCGGTCATTTCCGAGCCGCGTTTCGTGATCGTGTATTGGTAGTTTTCTTGCAGCAAGCCGACCGCCTTATCGATCACGTCTTGCTTACGCGCGCTCAATTCCTCCCATCCGACCGGGTGCGATGTGTGACTAATGCTCGTGAGCAAACGGAATTCGGTTTGCAGCGATTGACCGGAAAACATCGTAAAGCCGATCGTGCGTTCGAGTGCCTTAATGAGCGTCGACTTACCGGCGCTCTTGTCGGCTTGCATCATCATGTGCGGCCAGAAGCCGAGCAGCGCCTTAAGGTGCCCGCCTAGACCCCAAACGAGCGCGAGCGCCGCCGCGTTCTCTTTGAATGTCTCCTGATACTTGCCGAGCACGCGGGCCGCGTCCGAGGTCGCGCCACTCGGAAACGTCAGGTTGTGATACGGGCATTGCTGTTCGGCGTTCGTGAAATAGCAATCCGGGCCTTCATTCACGACGAGCCGGCCATCGCGCCATGCGAGGCCGACATAGTTCGCGGCATTGCGCGCGCCGAGGTGCGCCGTGCGCTCGAGAATCGTCACCATGCGCGAAAAGCGTTTCGGCTCCCAGATCGGGCCGAATTGATTCCATACCGTGAGGTTGTGAATCTGCTTGTCGTTGAGCACAGAGCGCGTGAGGTCCGCGCCGTGGCGCGGTGTCTGCACAGTGACAGCGAAATAGACGGTCGGCGAGTTGTCGGGGTCGCCGGTCATGGTCGACGAGGCGCTTGCCACGGCAACGCGGCTAAACGATGCGACGCGAAAGCCGGCGAGGTCGATGTGCGTCGGGGCATCTTCTTCGGTTTCGCCGGCCTTGGCGATGTACGTCGAGAAATCGAGCCGCGAGCGGAAACGCCAGTATTGCGCGAAGTCGTGCGAGGGCAGGAACACGCGGGGCTTTCCTTTTCGAGTTGTATCGCCGGCCATGCCGGGGATAAGCCATTGCTCGTAATTGTCGAGCGCGCGGCGCAGCTCGTCGACGCCGCGCAGTTGCAGGAAATCATTTACATCGTTGATCGACTCGGCCTTGTTCGAGCCGTCCGCAAGGTCTTTCACCCAATCGGTTTGATCGACGAGGATGCACGCGATGTTGAGCGCGGTGAGGCGTTCATACAGGCGGCATGCGGCATCGGGGCCGGGGCGCTCGCCGGCGCGCGGCTTCCCTTCGGGGATCACATCATCGTTATCGAGGCAGATCACGACTTGTTTGCCGCGCAGAAATGAAAAGTCGATGTTGTCGACGTTGCCGATGCCGCGCAGTGCATAGGCGGCCGTGCCGGGGATATCGCACGAGTCGATCGACAGCGCATTGATTGCGCTTTCGACGATCACGACGCGGTGAGCGCCGGCCAGCTTGCGCGCGTCAGCGGTCCAGCCGTGCCCGTCTTTCTCGCCTTGCGTTTGCGTCTTGACGTTACCGTTAAGGGCAGGGTCGAAATAGCGCATGTCAGCCGCGACGAGCTGCGAAGCGTTAAGGGTATAGACGAGCGTTACAACAGCCGGGCCGCCGTGCCCGACTTCGCCGGCCGGGCGCTTAGGGCTCGTCCAGTCGTTAAAGCCGAGCGTCTTGCACTTGAACGCTCGATCGATCGCCGCGTCGGTGATGCCGCGCCCTTTGAGGTAGTCGCGCGCTTTCTCGCGGTTCTCGATCGAGCGGTCAGCGATGTAGTCGACGGCCGTTTTCGGGCGCTCTTGCTCGGCCGGCTTGTCGACGCGATCAAACGGAATGCTGAAAGCCTCGTGCAGATACTTCATTGCCTCGGACACGTCACAGCCTTGCACATACATCACGAGGTCGATGCACGAGCCGCCCTTGCCGGTCGAGTGATCTTTCCAGCCGGTTCCCTGCGAGGGCAGGGCGGGAAAGATCGACAGCGACGGCACTTTGTCGGTCGTATGCGGCGAATGGTAGTTCGCCTTTTCCCCGCCCTTTCCCTTTTTGATGCCGAGCTTGTCGGCGAGGTCGTGAAGGTCGATGCGGCGCTTAAGTTCTTCGATCGATGCCATTTGTTTTCGATTCGTAGGCGTGAGCTATCCCGGCCGCAGCTCAGAAAGCGCGGCTCGGAAAGTGTTTTTTCGGGGATTGGGGT